TCCCGGACCGATAGGAGCACCCATGAACGATCCGATCCAACTGGAAATCGAGACCAAGGGCCTCCACGCGCCGCGCGTCACGCCGGCCGACATCGAGGCGGAGATTGTCTCCGAGTACTACTTCACTGCCGAGGAGGGCGCTCAGGGCGCTCTGGCGAAGACTCGCCCAGACCTCGGGATGGAGCACCCATCGCTTGCGCGCCTGACCTTCTGTGTGCTGGTCCTCAAGAACGGCTTCACCGTCACCGGTGAATCGGCCTGCGCCAGCCCGGAAAATTTCGACGCCGAGATCGGCCGCAAGATCGCCCGCCAGAACGCGGTCGACAAGATCTGGCCGCTGCTGGGCTTTCGCCTGCGCGACGCCATCTACGAAGGGCGGATCACCGTCAAGGAGTCCTGATCATGTTCAAGGACCAAGTCGCCCGGGTCGCTCACGAGGTCATCCGGGCCTACTGCGAGTCGCAGGGCGACTTCTCCCAGCCCGCATGGGAGGACGCCCCCAGCTGGCAGATCGACAGTGCCATGGCCGGCGTGAACCTGCACTGGGACAAGGACGTCAGTCCCGAGGCCAGCCACGAGGCGTGGATGGCACACAAGTTCGCCGAGGGTTGGAAGTACGGCCCGAACAAGGATCCCGAGAACAAACTGCACCCGTGCTTGGTGCCGTTCGACCAGCTGCCGAAGGAGCAGCAAGTCAAGGACTTTCTGTTCCGGGCCGTTGTCCACGCGCTGCGTCCGCCGAAGCCCAGCACTCAGCGCGTGGTCGCCGAGGGCTTCGACGCGCACAAGGGTATGGGGGGTCGCTGATATGAAACCCGTCGAGTTCGTGTTGTGGTTGAACGGAGCCGCCGAGATCGTCGGCGATCAGCCCCCGACGCCCGAGCAGTGGGCGACCATGCGGGAGAAGTTGGGCGAGGCGGTGGGCGGGCTCGTTGCTGCTCGCCTCCTCGAACGTGCGGAGGAGACCCTCCGCGCCGACGCTCGCCGGAAGAATGATAAGGCACAGGTCGACCTCGAAACCCAGAAGACGCTCGGCTTGGCTCGTGCCCTGCCGGTAGGTATCATCTTCGAGGTTCCGGAGATGCCCGAGCCGCACAACCTCGGACTTACCAACCACATTCTCGGAAAAGGCACCGCCTGATGGACTCCAACCAGCTCCTCCACTACCTGCGCGGCTTCTTCGAACTGGTCGACGAACCCACTCCGGCCCAGATCCGTGCTATCCGCAACGAAGTGCTGCGCGCGAATCCGGTCACCGCCGAGATCATCCCCGTCGAGGTGGTGGATCCAATCAAGCGCATCACTTCCAGCCGGTCGGTCCACGGCGACTGCGGAGGGTGTGGCGGCGGTGCGATGCCCCCGCCATATATTGACCGGGAAGAAATCCCGTCCTGACGACCAAGGGGCCTTCGGGCCCCTTTTCAGTTGACACATTCCGAATTTAGAGTTACCATCCGTGTCATCGGGTGTACGTCACGATAGCACGTACGGAGCTCCGACCTCCTAAAAAGTCGCATCCGCGCTGGCCCCGAGCGAGACCCTGGGAGCAACGATCCGACTTCTTTTCATCCATCCTTTAGGAGGCAGCCCCCATGGCACTTACCAATTTCGCCCTGCTCACCGAAGAGCAGAAGACCGTCTGGGCGATGGACCTGTGGAGACAGGCCCGCAACTACTCTTTCGTCAACAAGTTCCTCGGCAAGGACTCCAACTCCCTGATCCAGCACATCACCGAGCTGAAGAAGTCGGAGAAGGGTGCCCGCGCCGTCATCACGCTGCTGGCCGATCTGGAAGGCGACGGTGTCGTCGGCGATCGCACCCTCGAGGGTAACGAGGAGGCGATGAAGTCGTACGATCAGGTGATTCGTATCGACCAGATCCGCCACGCCAACCGCCACGAAGGCCGCATGGCCGATCAGAAGTCCGTGGTCGAGTTCCGCAACAACAGCCGCGACGTGCTTGCCTACTGGCTCGCCGACCGCATCGACCAGCTGGCCTTCCTGACCTTGTCGGGTGTCAGCTACGCGATGCGCAACAACGGCGCCCCCCGTATTGGTTCAGATCTGCCGTTCCTCGAGTTCGCTGCGGACGTCTCGGCTCCGACCAGCCATCGCAAACTGCGTTGGAACGGCACCAGCAAGACCCTGGAAATCAACGGCGCGACCAACACGCTGACGGCGGCTGACACCCCGACGTGGGAGCTGTTCGTCCAGCTGAAGGCGTACGCCAAGGACCAGTACCTGCGCGGCATCAAAGGCCCGGGCGGCGAGGAGCAGTTCCACGCGTTCCTGACCCCGCAGGCGATGGCCCGCCTGAAGCTGGATCCGACCTACATGCAGAACGTGCGCAGCGCGCGTCAGCGTTCGGCTGACAACCCGCTGTTCACCGGCAGCTCGGTCGAGATCGACGGCATCGTGTTCCACGAGTTCCGTCACGTGTACAACACCAGCGGCGCGGCCCCGGGCAACAAGTGGGGCGCGACTGGCACCGTCGACGGCTGCCAGATCCTATTCTGCGGCGCGCAGGCGCTGGCGATGGCCGACATCGGCAATCCGGAGTGGGTCGAGAAGGGCTTCGACTACGAGAATCAGCAGGGCATCTCGGTGTCCAAGATCCTCGGTTTCCTGAAGCCGAAGTTCAACAGCATCTATTCGGGCAACACCGTGCAGGACTTCGGTGTGATCTCCGTCTACGCTGCTCAGTAACCCACCGCCAAGAGAGGACATCGAAATGGCTAAGCTCATCGCTTCTCGCGGCGCGCAGTATCCGCTCGTCGCCGAGTTCACCTTCAACTTTGACGACACCATGGTCGACATCAACGGTGCGCTGAAGGACTTCAAGACCGTGGGCTCCACGGTTGTGGACGCGATCAACCTTCCCCCCGGTGCCATCGTGATCGGCGGCGAGGTTGTGACTGAGACGGCTGTGGGCGGCTCGACCGCCTACAACGTGTCGGTCGGTGATTCCGGCAACGCGACCCGCTACCTGAGTGCCACCGACTGCGTGGCCGCCGGGCGCACGCCGCTGGTTCCGACCGGCTACGTGGGCAATGGCGAGCAGATCCGCGTCACGGTCGCTCCGACCGGCGCGGCGGCCACCGCCGGCAAGGTCACGGTTCGCGTGCAGTACATCGTGCGCAACCGCGTCAACGAGACCCAGACCCACTAATCTGGGCCTGAGAGGGGGCCTCCGGGCCCCTCCTCTCGAGCCGCCCGCAACTTCTGGAGAACGCGCCATGAAAGAGCTCCCCAAGCTCGTGCTGAACCGTGACTACGTGCTGACCACTACCAAGGGCCACGTCATCGCCTTCAAGAAGGGCGAGCCAACCCACGTCCCCGCTGCCGTCTATCAGGACGCCATTGCCATCGGCGCACAGCCGGAGGACGGCTCCGAACCGAATGTGCTGAAGGACGAGAAGACCGTCAAGGCCCCGGCCGATCCGGCCGAGCGCAATCCGCTCATCCTCGCTGCGATCGAGAAGATCGTCGCGGGTAACGAGCGCAAGGACTTCACCGCCGCCGGCTCGCCGACCGTCAAGGCCATCGAGCGCGAGGTTGGCTTCGACGTCGACGCGCGCGAAGTCGCCGCCGTGTGGCAGCAGTATCACGAGAAGAAGGCTGCTCAGTAATGGACAGCACCGCTCTGCGCGACCTCTTTCGGTCGGAAGTGCGGGACGAAGCGACGCCCTACCTCTGGTCGGACGCCGAGATCTACTCGTACATCGACGACGCGCAGAAGATGTTCTGCCGTCTGCAGGGCGGTATTGCGGATGCCTCGTCGGCGATCACCCGACTGTCGGTGACTGCCGGCGACGTGTTCGTTCCGGTTAGCCCCCTGATTCTCAAGATCCGTGAAGCGCGGCGCTCGGCCGACGGGTACGATCTTGAGATCCTGAACTTCGAGGACATGCAGTTCCGTCGGTCGGTCGACGATTACGGATACCGCTCTGGGTTCCGTATCGACAACACGGTCGGCATCGTTAAGGCGATCGTGGTTGGTATGGAGGCCAACAAGGTTCGGCTGGTCCACATCCCGCAGGAAGATCAGTCGATCGACTTGATCGTGTACCGGATGCCTCTGTTACCAATCACTGCCGGGGGGCAGGCGCTGGAGATCGACGAACACCACCACCGCCACCTGTTACACTGGATGAAGCACCTCGCTCACCAGAAGCAGGATGCGGAGACCTACGATCGCGGCCGTTCCGACATGTTCCGGGCCGAGTTCCTCGCATACTGCGATCAGGCCAAGGCCGAGCGTGAGAAGCGGGAGCATAAGTACCGGACGGTCGTATACGGCGGATACTGATGAGTAGGGGGTTGCCGAGTGCTTCGCGAATTCATCTCTCAGCTGGATCTGACTCAGATCTTGCTCTTCGTCGTCACGACGGTAGGCAGCGCTCTGCTCGTCTGGTACCGCAAGCGCCTCGCCGAATGGAAGAAGTTCTGGCGCAGCGTGCTCGACGGGCTGCGCAGCATCCCCGAGCTGGAATCTAACGTTAAGGGCATCTGCTACTACGTCGCGCCGAACGGCGGCGGTTCGCTGATGGACTCCGTCAAGCGCACCGAGGCCGCAGTCGGTGCGCTCACTGAGCAGGTCGACCTCATCGTCCAGACCATGTGGGCCGAGAATGACTCGGACGAGGACATCGGCCGATTTCACTGTAATGGCACTGGCGAGATCACCTACGTCAACCAGCTCTATGCTCGCTGGCTCGGGGTCGGCAAGGCCGAGCTGATGGGGTGGAGTTACCTCAACTTCGTCCACCCGAACGACGTCGATAGGGTCCGACGGCACTGGGAGACCTGCCGCTCCGAGCACCGTCAATACCGCCTTCGCTACCGCATGGTCGCCACCGATGGCGAGATCATTGAGGTGGAAGTGATCGCCACCCCCATCCCCGAGTCCGAGCCGACCAAGCGCTGGATCGGCTCAATCCGGAGGCTCGACCGTGACCGCCGCCAGTCCGACCCCTCCGAGCCGTAAGGGCACGCCCTCGAAGAAGTTCGGTCCCGGGCTGCTGCTCGGGACCGCCGCCGTCGCCGCCTTCATCGGCATCTGGGAGGGTGGTAAGAACCGCGACGGCTCCTCGGTGGCGTACGTCGACAAGCTCGCCGGCGGTCTGCCTACCGTGTGCGCCGGCCTGACCCGCCACGTCACCACGACCCCGATCGTCGTGGGCCAGCGCTGGTCCGCCGAGAAGTGCCTCGCCGAAGAGCAGAAGGCCATCACCACCGTCCAACTCCAGCTGGAGCAGTGTTTCCGCACCATGCCGCCGCAGTCGGTATTCGACGCCGCCACCAGCCATGCGTGGAACAACGGCGTCTCCGCCACCTGCAACAGTCTGGCTATGCAGGCGTGGAATGCCGGCAACTGGGAGCTCGGCTGCCGCCGTCTGGCCTTCTCCGATGGTGGTAGCCGAGTCTGGAGCTACGTGAAGACCGGCAAGATGCTGCCGAACGGCAAGCCTGAGTACCGCTTCGTGCAGGGGCTCGCCAATCGCCGCGAAGCCGAGTATCATCTCTGCCTGACGGGGATCCGACCGTGAACGCCATCTATGGGTACATCGTCGCAGCCCTGCTCGTCGTCGCCGCTATTGCTGGCGGCGTCGGTTATTGGTGGGGCGACAAACACGCCACCACGGCCGCCGAGCTGGCCATGGCCAATCACCTCGCGGCGGCTCGCAAGGCCGAGTCCGACCACAAGGACAAGATCCGCAAGCTCGAACAAGACCTGGCGGCGGCGCAAGCCGTCGTGTCCGAAGCCTACGAGAAGGGGAAGAAAGATGCTGAAGCCACTGGTGCTGCTGTTGTTGCTGATCTGCGCGCCGACAATCTCCGGTTGCAGCGGCGTTGGGCCGGCTGTGAAACCCAGCGACTGTCCGACGCTGCCGCCCTTGCCGGCGAACTTGATGCAGCCGCCCGAGACCGAGAGGAAAGTGCGGGACGAATTGTTCGTGCCGCAGCCCAATGCGATGCCCAAGTCCGGGGGCTCCAAGAGCTCCTGATCCTTGAGCGCGAGCAACTGAACAAGCAATAGGACTCCAGCCGGCGGTGAGTCGCTTGTGCCGGGCGCGCTACCCGGCATAACACCGGCAGCCGGGGTGCGTTGCCTGCTCCACAACGTAGCCCCGGTACCTTATAATCACACTGCACTACTTAGGAGATTGGATCATGGCAAACGCCCTTTTCGACAAAGCTCGCCAGCGGTTTCTGGAGGGCCAGTTCAACTGGAACACCGACACCATCAAGGCCGTGTTGGTGGATACCGGCTCCTACACCCCGAACCTGTCCGCGCACGAGTTCCTGTCGGACATCGGTACCGGCGCGCGCATCGCGACGTCGGGCGCGTTCACCGGCAAGTCCACCGCTGGCGGTGCCGCTGACGCCAACGACGTGACCTTCACCTCGGTGACCGGCCCCTCCATCGAGGCCATCGTCATCTATAAGGACACCGGCACTGACTCCACCAGTCCGTTGATCGCGTACATCGACACGGCAACCGGTCTGCCGATCACCCCCAACGGCGGCGACATCATCGTCACGTGGGACAACGGTCCTAATAAAATTTTTCGATTGTAAAAGTCAAAGCATCGGGTTATATGAGCTTCTCTGCAGCATGGCGCGACTTTCGACGCCATCTTCGTCTTTTAAGTCCTAAACTAGCAAGAGGTTGCCGCTATGCCACATAAACCCGGTGTTGGTGCTATTTTCGGTTTGGTGAGTGAAGAGGGCGTCGCCAAGGTTGGCTCGCCCGTGTACTTGCTGGACATGCAGCGCGACTTGGGTGTTGGTCAAGCAAAAATCCTTGCTAAACAGTTTACCGCTGATGACGGCGGTTTTGTTTTCAACGGGCTCGACCCGACGTACACAGACTACGCGGTGATTGCTACGGACGAAGATGGCGTAGCCCCAAAGAACGCGCTCATTCAAGACAGAATACAACCGTCTTCTGCACATCAAGG